GCTGTAGCAGTTGGAAGTGCAGTTGCACCCGGCAAACGTGCAGCCAGAGGAATAGAGTGTGTTCCTGCAGAGCTTGTAGTAATATTGCCGAAGTCATCCTTATGCAGTTGCATAGAGGAAAGCAGTTCGTTAGAACCAGCAGTTGATACTGCTTTAGTGCCATTGACAGTTGTATTCAAAGCACCAGCGGCACTGTGATTAGCAGACTGTGCATAACCAGACATATAACCTAAGACTTCTTGGTCATGATTGTCAGCTAAACGATATGCAGCACGGTTGGTTGCAAGATCCATGAAGTTTACATGAGAATGTGCCTCTTCAATATCGTCCATCTTAAAAGCAAAATAGTTAGCTTTATCAATGACTAAAGAGAAGTCTTCGTCCTGTAAATCCTGTGCGGTCACGTTCGTACCCCTCGCGTACTGCGAGACAGAAATTTCTGGTTCTTTGATAATCTTGACGGTATCGCCTTGTGCGGCAATCTCGCCCATGTAGTCTGAGTTGGTTATATCACCACAGACAGTTGACTTGCGGAATGCAAGCTGTACTTTTTTGGAATAGATTACGGGGCTAAAATTACCATTTGGTAAATTGCCGTAACCTGAAGCGGTTGTAAAAGCCATGAGATAAATCCTCCGTTTGGTGTTTGGCTTATGAGTAATAAGCTAAACTAACCGATAAGAGGCTAAACTTTTTAGGGTGCATATAAGGTAAGTTATACGGGCCTATACTTATTTAGGTAGGTCTTATAATTGGTGTGTTTAGACTTAGCGAGGTAGTTTTGTCTTAAGAGTAAGGTAGTCTATTTAAAGAGGCTTACTACTTAATGTAAAGACACCTATAGTTATACTAGTTACACTATAGATGTCAATGCCTTATTTACTATTATCGTGCACCGCCTGACATATCGTAATTAAACTTTCCAGAACGGATTGATTCCATAATAGCATCTGATTGTTTTTCGTATTGAGAAGCAGACATTTTATGCACCTGTGACTCAGAGAAGCTTCCAGTAGGATCACTTTGATCTGGTTTAGTTGTACGTTTAGTTACAACAGCAGATGCTGCAGATTTAGATGTCTTCTTTTTAGTTTTGTTATCTAAGCCTTTGTCTACTTTGTACAAATCAATTACACGAGTGACAGAGGCTGGGTCTTCAGAGTTTTCATATAGAGCATCCTGAACCCACTTAGGTTGTTCACCTGCCCAATCATGGAATACATCACTGCTGCGTAGCTCATCAAAGTCAGGGTGCATAGCCCTAATCTCATCTTCCATCCTATTACGATCTGCTTCTGCACTAATGCGGTCAATCTCTTGTAAGCGACTCTCTGCACCTGAAAACTTTTCTTGTGCTTTCTTTTCTGCAATGCTCTCAACAATAGCAGCTACATCAGGATACTGACGGGACCATGCTTCTATATCTTCATCAGACTTAGGAGGACGAATATCACCACGCTCTTCTGCATTCTCTAGCTTAGCTTTAATAGCCTTAAGCTCTTCTGCTTGTTTGTTCTGATGACTACGCAAGTCACTGTAGCGTTTCTTGTAGGTCTTCTCTTCGCTACTTAAGCTTTCGTCTTCTTGTGCTTCACCTTTAGCGTTGGCTTCTTTTTGTTTGGAATTACTTTCATCTTGTACTTTGGTTGATGCAGCTGTCTCGCCATCGGATTCCGCACTGTCATCGGACTGTTCTCCCATAAGATCTTTAAGCTCTTCTTCTTGCTCTTGGATTCTACGCTTATTAGCATTACTAAAATTAGGATCAACAAATCCTGCAGACTTCGGTGTTTCCATTGTTTGTAGTTCTGACATATTACTTCCTTTTATGTGGGGCCAGCATTAGCTGGGTAGCCTTATAGTTATTTCTTCTTTTTCTTTTTATTCTTTTGCATTAATCCTCCTTTAGCTCGACCTCCAGTTGCTAATTTTGTTCCAAGTTTATCTGCAGCTTTTTTAGCAGATGATCTTGCTGTTTCAGTTGAAACTGTTTTTCTACTTTTTTCTTTTCTTTCTTCTGCTTTACTAGGATCTGTAGATTTTGCTAAAGCAGCTTTAACTCTTGTATCTGCTTCTTTTTGTTTTTCAGTTGGTCCATCTTTTTCTCTACTTTCTTTTATTTTCCTAGCTTCATCTACACCCCCTCCTACTGAATCAAAATCACTTACAGTTTTAGTAGTTTTAAGCTTTTTAAATGGATCACTACCATACTCTTCAAGTATTTTATTTGTAAGGTTAGAAGTATTAGTTAATGCATAGTTTATAATTGAACCTAGATTTGCTGTATCACCAAGACGAGACTCAGTACGTACAGCTAAAGCAGCTTTCATCTCAGCAATCTTATCTGAATCATATCCTCTTGCTTCTAGATAGTCAATGTTACTTTTTAACTCTCCTATAGCAGTAGCTTGCAAGAATTGATTAACTGGGCTATTCTTAAAGAACTTACTTAAACTACTTTGCTCTTTATTAATTGCACCTAATGTTTCCCCTGCAAGAGCATCAGGATCTGAGTAGGTATACTTATTCTTCCAAGCATCCATGTCTGGTCCTTGATCATCATTCTTATCTCCTCTATTGAGATTACCTGTAGGTGCAGTTACTACAGGAGGTACACCCATGATAAACCCTGCAGGTACAGCCTGTAGTGGTTGATTTGTAACTGCATCATGAGGAATTTGCATAGTCTCCCCTGTAGAAGGGTTATAGTAGTCTACCATTATTGAAGCATTCTCAGCTTGAGTACCTGCCATAGGTCTAGTACCAAAGGAAGAGAAGCCTAAGCCAAACTGAAAGGGGTTAAAGCCAGACGTAGTAGTTGGAGTACCTGCTGTTGCTTCTTCTACTGGAGGGATAGGCATGTTATCAATTACATCACCGCCCGGTGCGTAACCACCACCAGCTAAAGTTTGAGTTTGTTTATTGGCTTGTTCCATATCATCAGGTTTCATACTAGCCTTAGTAGTGTTTACTGTAACACCACGCTTAGATAATTCACCTAACAAAGAAGGGTTTGTCTTTGCTGCAGCTAAGACTTTATCAATAACAGTATCAATCTTAGTAGTATCATTGTACAAAGATTCTGTCATACCACCAGCTGCAAAACCAACAGTCATACCTTTAGCGTTCATACGAGCATTTACTAGAGGATCAGTCTGACCTTGTGATGCAATAGAGTTTAATGTTTTGTTTACAAGACCACCTTCCTTGAGGCCTGATGTAGCTAAGGCTTGTTCTAGCATAGCTAAGTCCTGCTCACTAACATCTCCACCTTCAGCAGGAACATCTATAGGATCACCACCAATACGTCCAGCTGCATCCATTCCAGCTAAACCTGTCTTAGCTTCCATACGTAGGTCTTCAAAGAACTTTACACCAAAGAAACGAACAACATCAGCAGGTACAACGTACTCACCTTCACTTAACCTAGCGTCAATATCATCACGTACCTCTTCAGGTAAAGACCCCGGAGGAACTTCGTTACCTGATACAGGATCTACTTTTTGATCTTGGTCAGCAAAGGCCATTTCCATTTGTTCATTTATTGCCATTGACTTCATCCCTCAAATATTTAAGCTTACGTAGCATTGCTGCTTCGCCTTGACATCGAAACATGTCATCAGTACTTGTAACTTGTTCCATCTTCTTGTGTACTTGTAGTATTTTATTATCTAGCATTTCGCAGAACTCATCCCACAAAGGCTTATCGTTTACTAACTTCTGTAGTTTCATCTGTCAGGCCTCTGGACTAAGCCACCTTTGTTTAACCTTAGTCTACTTGTCTTAGGATCTAACTTTAAATCTTTAATGTTTATAGATGTGCCTTGTACCGTGGTTTCAGGAAAACCTTTTTTACCTGTCTTATTTTGTTCTACTATTTCATCATATGTTTTTATTCTTTCAAAAGTTTTATACTTTAAATCTTTTTTGCCTATTTTAATTTGATTACCAAGCTCACCCTTAAGTTGCTTAATCGCTTTTTCAAAAGCTATTACATATGTATTGTGAAAGCCTGACCCTTTAGTAATAGCTTTTTTATAATCATCTGATCCTTTAGGAAAACGTTTTTCAGCTAATTTTTCTATAGGAGGTAGTACAATCTCATCAATACCCTTAGCTTTAGAATCCGCAATGATAGACTGTAATAACACTCTTACTGAATCAGTTAAGCTTGTAATAGGTGTATCTTTTTTGCTTACGATAGATCCAAATTTTGCTGTATAGTTTCTTGTAGACTGTATTATTTCACTTATAATTCTTTCTCTACCTGAGAAGTCAAATACATTAAGTTTTTTAGCAGCCATTCGGTTTAACATATACCTTAAAGCCTCTGTAGGTTCTTGGTAATATATCCCAGTTTTGGACATCAAAAGTCCCTTATCATCAAATATTTTTGATAAGGACTCGTTAACTTCTTTCCTAGAAAGTTTTTTATTTGTAACTATAGGCAAATAATCATTGAATACAAAATCTTTATAATCTTTAAAGAATGTTCCCGGAAGTTCAAACTCTGGCTCAAAAGCTATGTCATCCATTTGCAAGTCAAATTCTTTTTTAAACGTATCTAAAAGTTCTTTACTATCCTTAGTAGGATTTTTTGACATGTTTTGTATTACATCAGACTGAAGCTCTTCAATGAGGATATAACTTTTAATATCTTCTCCCCTTAACATGACTTCTTTAAAAGTGTCAGGTTTCTTTCTTAAGCTATAACGTGCATGAGCTAAATTAGAACCACCGTAATGAGTCATTAGTCCTAAGTCTTTAGCTATAACGTCTACACCAATCTCTTCGTACCCTACTTCTTCATCTAATAGATCTTTCTGCCTCTGCATATTTTGATTAGCAGTCCTTTTCTTTACAGCCTTAATCCTTAGAGGATTGGCGTGAAGTTTCGCCAAGCCTTTAGTATATTCTAAATGTGGATATAAACTAAACTCTCTATAGTCTAACTCAGCCTGTGTTACTTTAGGCGCACGTTTACGTACAAAAGCCTCAATGTTTTCACCTCTAGTCCCTTGTTTACCTATAGGTGCATTATCAATAGCAGAATCTAGAGGGCTATAGAACTCAGCTATAGTAGATGTATTAGGATCTTCTACGTCAGACAATGCTTCATCTGTCTGTTTAAACATAGGATTAAACTTAGGGTTATCTGTAATACCTAGCGCAGAGCTTAGCTCTTTAGCTATAAGTCTACTCAGTGCAGCCATTACTGTACGTTCCCACTAAAGCCTTGTTCACCCGGTACAGCAGCAGCACCTACTCCAATGTTACCGCCGCCCCCGCCTGTCATATCTTGTGGACCTGTTGGCCCTGCTCCTTGAGGCGGGGGAGCACCTGCTGGACCTGCAGGAGGAACACCAGCGGCAACTGGTTCAGGTGGAGCTTGGAAACCCTTTAGGATTTCAGCCTGTACTGCTGCATCTTGAATAGAGTTAGTTACTTTATCAGGATCAAGATCCATACTAACAGCAATCTCACGAATGATATAATCCATCTTAGCAAACGGTGCTAGTGTTGGATTCTGTGCAACCTGTAAGAATTGCATCAAACGCTGTGAGCGTACTTCGTTAGCCATAAGAGACTCAGTACCTTGAGCTTTAACTTCTAAGTCACCTTTAATCTCAGGGTCATAGTCGAATTGCATGTTAAAACTAAAGAAGGCTTTACCTAGTGGGTTAAGAAGATAGTCATCTACATTCTTAATAACGGTACGAATAGATCCGTTAGCAGCTGACATAAGCATAGATATACCAGATGCAGTTCGTCCTACTCCTGTTACACCTGTCTGACCGTGAGCAAAGGAAGGAAAGCCAGTAGACTCATCAGCTAATACTCGTGCCTTGTCAAACAGCTGCATGTTCTCACCAGCAACGTTAGGGAACGATGTACCGAAGATGGCTTGTCCGGGTGCACCTCCTTGACGCCTAAACACTTTGCCGGGATACACAGATAGATCCTGCCCCGGCACTAAGTTAGTCTCATCAACCTCTATCAATAAGTTACCTGATAGTACAGCATTGTCTACTGCCATACGCATGAAACCATTCATGAGGGTCTGTGTGTCATCCATGTTCTCAGCTATACCTACACCAAAGAACGAATAAGGATTGACTTCATAAGGCACAGCGTAGTAAGGTATAAGTGCAGGTTTAAACGGATTCATAACCATACGCAAGACTTGACCGTTACATACCCATAAGTTTACATTAAGTTGCTCTGCATCTTTAAGTGAACGAGGTATCTCAATGTCGTGATCTTCTAATACTTCACGGTCTACAAAACCCCAGAACTCTTTTACGTCATAGCGTTCAGCTTGACTACCGTGATCATCATCCTCCATGACTTGTTCCCACCACTTCTTCTCGTAGGACTCACCCATTTTAAGAGCACTATCTATAGCGTTGTCACGAAAGAAAGGTCTGCCTTTAAGTGCACGTAGTTGAGAGCGAGACATCTTATGACGCTCAACTATATACTCTGCTTCATCCATATTAGATGCGTCAGGGTCAGGGTAGAAGTTCCATATAGATACATTGCTTGTAGAGGGAACAGTCTTTACTGTAGGATCATAGTTACCTTGATCATCCCAGTTAGGGTACTCTTTGTTTACAGCAAATGGACCTTTCATTATGCCTGTACCAAACAAAGAACATTCAAAGGCAGCAAGACGCAGCTGTTTGTTAGCTCCGCTTTCTTCTAACTGATCGTGTATCTTCTTCTGCATCTTCTTAGCTGCAACTTTTGCAGGGTTAAAAGTTACATCAGTAGGAGTTGTACCCGGTCCCTCAACAACCTTTTCCTCTACAGGCTCAAGCTTACCAGCTAATGCACCCATACGTTCTTTAAGTTGAGGCATAGTTTCACCGGGAGCAAGTCTACTCTCTTCATTAGTAAAGGGAGTAAAGGCTTCCTTGATACTATCCATTGCTTCTTCTGCAGCAGGATCAGGGTTTGTGCTAAAGTGTACAGAGTCAGCTACACCTTCTGGAAGGCTAGTAGGATCTACAACAATAGGGAACTTCTTGTTACCAAAAAGAACATCTACAATCTGTCCATATGCTGCTAGGGTTTTAGTCTTAGTTACTTTTACAAATACACGGGAGCGTTCTGCTTCAGTAAACTGTACTTGTGGATTGTACAAGCCACGATAATTGCGATATGCTTTTAACCAACGCTCTTCATCTTGTAGTCTAGAGTCTTCAGCTTTCTTAAAACGATTCTCAACAAAAGATATAATAGTACCTACTGAACTATCAGAATCATAAGAGTCTTTCTTTACATCTTCAATATAAGAAGATTCAGATGATTCAATGTTTTCTTCGTAGCTATCGTCAAAATCTTTAGGGTCCATACTTAGTATCCAAATGTCGGGTCAGAAACTTGAAAGCCTGACCTTGTAGTTGCAGGATCGTAGTCAAACAAAGAACTACGAGGTCTTGTCATTATACCATACCTTAGAGCGTCATACAAGTGGTCTTCTGCATTTGTATCAACATCTTCAGGGTTACGTTTATCTAGAGGTATACTAGGTAACTGCGCTACAAGATTAGTACAATCATTAAACATAACCAAACGAGGCTCTTCTGTAAACTCATCTACTTGAAGTCTACGATGTAATTCATTCTTTCCAGCTACACGAGAGCCTTTACTTCTATCTGATGGACGCCAACGACATCCCCTCATAATCATTTGTTCAGCCAGAGATGGACCAGTATCACCACGTTTATGCCACAAAGAACTGTCAAGAACACCGTAACGCACTCCTCCATCTTCATACTCCGCTTTTAAGATCATATCAGCTAAGTCTATAGCTGTGACCCTAGAACAATACAACTCCCTATATACTACCAGTTGCTCAGCAGGAGTAACCGCAATCCAAACAACCCCTGTGTAACTTCCATACCCATAGTCACATGCTCTAAACTTTGCCCAGCCTTTAGGTATCTTGTAAGGCTCTACTACATGTACTGCACGATTAAACTCAGGAAAAGCTGCACCTTCGTTTACATCCCAATCTCCATCTAACAATCTCTTACGTTGTTGTTCAGGTAGAGACAAAAGCATTGCTTCGTAGTCTCCACTATCTGCTAGGTAAGGGTTATCAAATAAACTAGCAGGAATAAACTTACGTTTAAATAGAGGTTGATCTTCTTTTCTGTGTCCTTTAGGGTAACGTAGTTGTTCCCCTGTTTCTATATTAGTAGCCCAAAACGGAGTGTTAGGGGATGCTGGATCTATAAACATCTTCTTAACCCAAGCATGACCGGGACCGCCGGGGTTAGTAGTAGCTCTCATATACAAACCTAACTCAGGTGATGCAGATCTCAAACGACTCCTCATATAATCCCATGCGAAACTTGAGGGCCACTGAGTCAACTCATCAAAGGCTACATAATTAAACGCCTGTCCTTGGTAGCGCATAACGTCAGTATCTTTATCTAAGTAAGACATCCAAAGTCTACCGCCTTGAGGTGTAGTCCATTGAGACTTTCTCTCTGACCACTTAATACCCGGTATTGCTTTAGGGTATAACTCTTGGCTTTTCTGTATAAGTTCTCTTAGTTCCTCTGTTGTGTGTCGTACTAGTAGTCCACTAAAGTCTTTGTTACCTAAGTTACGTAAAGGATCAGCTAGTGTTGCGTAGCTCTTGCCACCACCAGCAGCCCCACCATATAGTACTTCACGCTCACTAGCCGCTAGATATTGTGTCTGTGGGCCGGGATTAGCTTTAAACACTACATCTTGAGCGAACTGTACATCATAAGGTGCAGGTGTTACAGTTGCGTATACTTTATGTTCAGGTTTTGTTTCCTTCGTCTTCGTAGGTGTAGTAACCGATTCTTTCTTTTTCGAGCGCCTCGTATTGTTGGATCGTTTCTTCAAGCCAGCTGGCGAGTTTACGCTTAATTGCAGCAAGTGATTTACGTCTTCTTTCGACATCTATACGTTTCTTAAGTCCATCATGGGTTATGCGCCTACCTGATTGTGTAGTTAACCAAGCAGATACTTCCCTGTAACTATACTGCTTTAAATGTTTCTTTGCAAGCTCTAATAATTCTAATTCTTTAGGTATAGGTTTTAACCAAGATTCATCTTCAGGATCTATCTCGTAACCGAACGGTACAGATCTTTTAGTTAACCTAGGTACTCTTTCCCAATTCTTTATGTTGCTAGGCTTCGGTAACATCCAATAGCCTAACTCTGTTTTTTGAAAGTTAGTTCTGCGTTTCATTGCCTGTACTAGAATCCTTTGGTGGCAATATGAATAAGCCACCGCTAGACTCCACTGCAACCTTTTCAGTTTTAACTAAACCAGAACGGTCTAACACTTGACCTGCTGCAATCATGCGTTCCTTAACGCCTAACTGCGTAGGGTCATCCAGAGCCGACCCGTAAGCAATAGCAGCTTTTGGACCCAATCTAGACATATAGCTTTTAGTCGCTTCAAATATTTCATCTTTTAGAGCCTCTGTAATTGATCGTGTAGGTGTACCATCACTATAGCCAGCAATGCGCTTAGCCATAAGAACATCTCCTGCTGCCTCATCAAAGAGAGCCTCAAGAAACTTCTGTTGGTTTTCGGTTAGCTGCTTAGCCATATACTTATTGCCTTTAAATAATGTTTTAATATATGTAGTTATAACATACTAGTTGTAAAAATGCAACTAGCTTTTAACATTCACATTTATTACATAGACAATCTCTATTGAACACTGCCCTTGCTAGACGCTTCAAATATCTCTTCATGATTTCTTCCTATATGGTTTTACTTTTTTAGCAATCGCTTTCGGTTGAGCCACATACTGCTTACCCGCAGCATTTCCTTTTCGCTTAGATCGTGTTGTAGAGGCATACTCAGAAGCACTAAGAGACTTAATAGCTTTCTTAGGTAGATAGCGTTCACCCGTAGCTTTCGGTCCTTGCGTTGATGGCTTACCACTCTTAGTAGTCCACTTCTGTTTAGTCCAGTTAGTGAGGCTCTTTTGACTTTTACTTTTTGTCATCGTGCTTTTTCTGAACAGCAAAGTTTGCAGCAAGAGAAGCACCCTTGTGAGGTACAAACTTACCTGCGTGCTTCATCAGTTTCATGCTACCATCTTTTTGTCTCATCCAGTGGTATCCTTTAGGTGCGTCTACCTTCATGACTTATATCCTCCACCTTTAGCTTTGTATTGTTTAGCGACCATCTGAGCTTTCCTTGCGCTCCACTGTCCGGGGCTTCCACCTTTACCGCCAGCCTTAACGGATGCCACAAGAGACTTACGCATAGTAGGCTTAGTATAGTTACCCGCCGCATTAACGGTAGATTTTGCTTTTGATTTCGCCACGTGTAATTCCTATATCTAGTAAGTACTTATCTGACATATTATGCAGAAGCCAGTAATCGGCACGGCGTTGTTGGTTCTTCTGTAGTCTTTTAATAAAACGTTTAAACATGGTATAACTCCTTTATATTACCAAGGATAGTTATACCATGCTTTGACTTATAGGACTACATATAAGGTTGCAATCCCGTTATGCACAAACGTTACTTCTTTTTCTTAGCCATACCGCCATACATGTAAGCACCAGCTTTCTTCTTAGCCATACCTCCACCCATCATTTTAGCTGTAGGTTTTTTCTTAGCCATTCCACCAGCCATCATCTTAGCTGCTGGTTTCTTTTTTGCTACTCCACCTTTGTTCATTTTACCAACACCGTCAGCAGCATAGGTAGGAACCTTCTTGCCGTTCTTCATAGTCATGGGCATCTTAGCCATTGTATATTCCTTTTTAGTTATGTACGATTAGGGTCATAGTATTCTTCTAACGAAACTATTACTTCCATAGTATTGGCAGTCTCACCATATACTACTATCTTATCTCCTGAGTGTAGATTAAAGTAGCCCCCGTTAACTAAGTTAGTTACAGAGTTTCCTGCCATACTAAGGGCATTAGCTATGTAGTGATACGCATCATCACTTGAATGATAAAATTGCACGTATACTTTTTTAGTGGAACTATTGTTATTGCTTATGTGTAAATATCTAGTAACAGCACTAAAGTTAGCAGGGCAAGTATATACAACAGTAGCATTAGCAGACGCCGATGTAGACGCAATGGTATACCCCTTTGTATGAAACTTAGACTTACTTAGATCTGGCATTGATTATCACCACTTAACTTTATCAGCCCAATAAGCTGCACTAAGTTTTCCCTTTTTTATATTCTTACCGTGTCTTGCCTTAAAGCTTTTACGTTTAGCTTTCATGCGGTCCGATTCGCCTTCTTTTGGTTTACCAGCAGTTTTGGCTCCCTGCTCACCGAACCTGATGAGCTTAATGGTGTCACCTTCTTTGGCAAGCACGGCGTGGGATTTCTTAGGATGTTTAGGTGTTCTCTTAGGTTTGTTGTAACCTTCAAATTTCTCACCTCTATATTCTACAGACATTAAGTGTCAATTCCTTTATGCTCTAGCTTTACACATCCTGCCTTTGCATATGCACCTTTGTCTATAAAACTGTCCCTAACTTTTACTGCATCTACTAGACATTCTTCTCTACTAGGGAATATGTCTTGCACATTAGTAAATATGTTACAAGATAGAACACTAGGACTAAGACAAGCTAGAACTATAGATAAAAACATAACTACTGGAAACGTTTTACTGTAGGAAATGCTTTACGTAATACAAACTTAACTACGCGTTTGAGATGTTTATACACAAACCCTATCGCACTGTTTAAACTGCTAGCTGTACTTAATAAACTTAAAAGATTCCACATGCTTTGTTTATTCCCACTCTCTTTGTCTGTCTGGATCTAGTACTTCTCTACGGTTTAACATCCCTTCAAGGTACATAGCCCGTTCTACTCTATCTAAAGTGTAACGTTCTCCTGTATTAGCTTCGATAGCAGTACGAACATAGAATACGTCACTCTTAGGGATGTGTACACGCTGTAAAGCACGAGAGTCATTAGTAGCTAAAGCTTTATAGAACTCTTCCAGTACATTTTCACTTGCATATAGTTGTATACGTTTTGCCATTTATGTCAATACATAATATAAGAGAAAAATTGTACCGCAAACTTTATACAAAGCCAGCATTATTACAAACATTGAAAAGATTACGGTACTTTAGTTTAACTTTAAGTCTTATATATTTTTATTTATTACAAATAATAGTATACTAACAAAAAGTATATGTCAACTCTATAGTTTAACTATACGTTACACATTTCCTAAGTCCAATAACTCCTTTGCAACAGGTTTAGTTTAACTTTATAGTTTAATATTTTATTTATTGCTTTATTTTATTTAACTTAAAGTTTAACTAAGCATCGCTACGCTCAGTTATAACCATATTTGAACCTGTGTCAACCCCTCAACTACCGTATCACTACTAAATATTACATTCTGTAACATATTGTTACTATTACGTTACGTCATTCTATAGTATATCGTACAAGTTTAGCTCTTTCCGGGCAGTTTGGTGTGTCTTTGTGTATATATAGGGTAGTAAAGCCAAAAGTAAAAACCACTTCTGTGTAGGAGTACATATACGTATACGTAGCAGGGGGTGGTGGCCCCCGCAAGGCCTCGCATAATGAGCCTGTGCACGCATATCTGGGCGCAAGGCTGGGCTAAGCTGTTGTTTTTATGGGGTTTGTATACGGATTAGTCATCCGCTTACGCACATATATGCGCATTTACGCACACACATACACGTGTGACGGGAATGTCACGCTTTTATGCACATCACACCCATACCCACCTAATGCTCATGCACACAGGCACACCCACCCATACGTAACGCACACACCCACGCTACACGAGGCGATGTTCCTGATTCGTTCCAACCCAGCAAACCAGCGATGTTCCTGATTCGTTCTCGTTACTGACGGACCGTCCGACACTAGCTCGCTTTTCCCTACGCATAATGCACACGAAAAGGTGTTGACATTATTTTGGCAATCGGCAACAACTGAGACATCGAAACGGCAAATCGCCACAACCAAAACGGAGTTCTACCATGACTAAGACAAACGCAAAAACCGCTACGCTTTCAGCTGACAATGTAATCCGCATCGGTAACGTTGAGTATACAGCCAAATCCAGCCTTGAGCATGGTGCTGCAGTGTATGACCAGATGTACCTACTGCAAACGTCCATGCTGGATTGCTTCAACGAGCTAGGTCAAATCCTGATCCAACACAGAGCTATGTACAAATCCGACAAGCTATTCGGTCAAATGCTTGCTACGTCACCCTTGGCTGGCATATCTAGACAGGACCGTAA